AGTCTGTAAAAGATAGCTATAATAAATCATTGGAAGAACACAAAATTGAACTTCAAAAAGAATTTGAATCATATAAGTACATCAATGAATTGTGTAACAGCATAGATAAGGAATTATTAAGAAAGCTTGTTACTTGCAAAAGGGAAATGGAAAATGATTTTAGAATACATCGAGACAACGATGAGTATGGTTCTTGCGAATCATCAATCCAATCATTATATGATTACTTAAAAAATTATGATGTAAGATATAAGCACAATGAAAACGTAAAACTAATTTTTGAACATTATGAAATAATTGAAGGACTACATGAAAATTATGAGGAAGGATGTGGCCCGTTTGATACACCACAGTACATAGAGGAGCTTGGCAGAATCCATAGTTATGTTGATAGACTAATAGCTATTTTCTTACCTAAATTTTCAATAAAGCCGGAGCATTAAAACTCCGGCTCATTAATTGATTAGCCCTTTGAATTTTAACCGATTTACGATTTCGGCATAAAGATACTCTATATCCCCACTGAAATCTCCATAATTCTGATACAGAAACACGACATCAGCACAATTGTCGGAAATTGTGCTCTTGGACTGAACCCCAAGTACCCTTGACATCTCTTCGCGTAACCCAGCTGTCATTTTCCCACCGGCAAGCGAACTTGGAGAAAACAGGTACAGGATAATGAAAATGAACTTCTTCCGCTGGGTCACACTGTCAATATTCGGTGGGCATCCTCTCTCATTCAGTAACTCAATGAATATTTTGTAGATTTCATGGATAAGGCTTTTGTCTTTCAAAATCGGGACGGTCAAGGCATTTTCTTCCTCTGAAAGTTCTGATTTCTCGATACGAATCTTTTTAAGACGAATGATTTTATTAAAATCCAGCTCCATAACACGATTATTTTAAAAGTAAATAGTATATTTGCATCATAATCGTGTGAGGGAGGATTGAGTGGTCGTGCGCTTGGTTCTCCTTTTTTTATTTTACAGAGTTATTCTTTTCCTGAATAATCCGATTTTGCTCGTTCACCTCCCTACCCCATATCATAGCGGAATAGATGGCTTTTGCATACAAAAAGAGTTCCTCACGACTGGTAAGGAACTCAACTCGAAGAGCTGCACATTTCGCATCAGTCCAAACTGTTTCATCTTTTTCCATTTCTCAAATCATACTTCTTTATATAGTTATCAACAGTAGTTTTGCTCACTCCCAATTTCTTTGCAATATCTTTCAGGCGCATACCGCTGACAACAAGTTCCCTTACTTCTTCGACATCAACTGTTACCCGGTATCCTCCACCCTTCTTTTCAATCGCTGAAATAGAATTGAATAGTTTTCGCTTCTTCTCTGCATATTCAGGGGTAAGCTTATCTTTTGTTACATATATGACTGTACGGCAGTCTATACGTAACGGGAAATGTTTAATACTTTTTTCCATGTTTGTTTTCTCTCAATTCATTGTATCTCATCTTCTGATTGATATGCCATATAAGGTCTATGTCCAAATGTTTAGCAAGCCCGAAAATAGCCAATAGCATGCTGTTTAATTGCCCTCCTAATGGATAGTCGTATTCATACTCATATCTGATGGGAATTGTGGATATAGCGTATACACTTTCTGTAAAGGTCTCATCATTGCAACTTTCCTCTGCCTCGTACAGCATTTCTTCCGTAAAGTCCTCAATGTCTATCTTACGCAATCCGCACAAATCAAGCAGGCGGATTACAGCATCAGCGAGTTCTTCCTCTATGCTTCCCTTGATAGTTTCATTGTATGCAACTTCGAAACCTATCTCCTTGGGAGTGCCTGGAACCAGCCCCTGGCAAATACGGCTATTGGCTATCTTCTTATTATACCAATCAACATTGGCCCGTTTCCCTTTTCTATCCTCTTCCACGGCTTCCATAAGCTCGGATATTACAAGGCAAAGGCAATGTTCGTTACTCAATTCTTCATCGTGGAAACCGTGGTCGCAAGCGGTTTTATAGGCGCGGTCGCGCAGTTCATTTAGATTCATCTGTTCTTTCTTTTATAAGGTTAAAGTGAATTAAGAGAGATAGCGGATACGGGGCGAACCCAATTGAGATTGGACTGAATGAGGTAGTTCCTATTACCATATTTCCAATCGAGAACAAAATTGCGTTTATTTTCTCTTCTCGTAGAACACCAATACCAGTTATCTTTCACTGGTTGTTTTCCGCAGATAGCTAAGGCAGTATTCAGCATAACCTTATGTTCATGCCCTAAGACACTCTCTTGTAGTGTCGGAATGTGCCAACTTAATCCACATAAGTCCAATGCTATGATTTTCTCGGCAATTTCGCTTCCGGATGCAGCTAATGCTTTGGTATTGCCTATTCCATCGGTATCCTTCATACCTTCTTCTGCGGTTGGATATATCTTTCCTATTTGCTCTTTCTCCAAACCAAGAAGAATATGGGTTTCATTATCCATATCTTCCGGATGGAATAATAAAGCATTGCCATCATGGATAATAACTACACATTGTGCCTGTTCGTTTTCTTCATGCAGTCCCCAAAATTTAGGTTCTACAAAATTCTTATTGACGGTAAAGATGAATACACCATTACCTACATTTTCTTTTGTGTAAATTCCTTTGTTCATAATCATATAAGTTTTAATATTTCTCAAAATTTGGGATTTGTAAATAGAACGAGTTTCGAGACATGGGAAGCCAACACTTTTGCTCCTCATTGCACGTATTCCAATTATTTTCTCCAAATTCATTATTTAATGCTTCCACTATCTTATAGGCTACATCTTTTACAAAACGAGTATTAAGCATCTTCTTGTCTTTAATAACGATTGTAGGTGTATAGAGTGAAATTTTATACTCCCCACCGTTTTCTATCGACCAGCTACCTTGTGCTACTGTAATGTGCGGATTGGTTTCATTCTTATACTCTTGTACTATACTTAGATAGCCATTAAAATAGTTGGCTATTAGTTCCGACTTATATACTTTTAGCCCCGTTGCTTTTTCTAAAAGTTTTCTAAGCCTATAAGCATCATTTACAACAGGGTCCATTCTCATATAAGTTTTAAAGTTTCTTGTATTCCGGCTTCAAGTGCTTCCTCGTAGCTTTTATAATGCACCAAAGGCCTGTCGGATAATCCCACTAAATCATGGTTCGGTATTGTTAGTATATCATATATCCAATAGTCTCCATACATATAGGATACTTCAACGTGTAGCTTCTTGGTTTCACGCAGCCACTTTTGGGCGATATACAATGTTGGACACAAAAATTCAACTGATTCGCCATCTATTTCCGTACAACACGACATACTTTGCGGAAGGTCATATTTTGTAATAACCTTATTGCAGCCTATTATGTGTTCACACTTCCAATTGAAGCCCTTATCTTTCAGCAGCTTCGCTATCTCTAATGTTACAAGTTCTTCGGTCATAGTCCACTCCTCCTTATCTATCTTAATATCTGTCACTTTTCCACGATTGATAAAACCGCCACAGCTAAACAAATTGGTTATACATACTGTGTAGTTCACCTCTGCGCATTTCTCGTACAGAGAGCATGAGGCGCAATGAATATTATCTTGCACCGCTTCATGCAGCACTCCGTCTATTATTATTCCGTTATTTACTTCCATGATTAATCTCCTTTCAATTTCTTTATTAGTGCATCGGCTGCTCTCAAGGAACCTATTGCAATATCATCATAAGTTTCACTGTCATCGTTTATTCCTAAAGCAATACAATACCCTTGCATAGCAGCTTTCGCCAATTCATAACGCCTTTGCTCCCAATCAATAGTTTCAAAATTATCAAAGAAGTCGAGTTCTGACACTTTGAAATACCTACCATTCACTAAGGCAGTCCCAACGTCGAATAAGCCTTCAACTTCTACAATCTCTCCGGTTGATTTTATTCTTGCTTTCATAACTATTCTTTAGTTTTAATATACCCGTTTTCAATACACCAACACAGCATCTCGTAGGCTGATTCCAGAAGTGTAGGCTTACTAAAGAATGCAAGTTGAGTAATATCACCATCATCGTAAAATACGCTGACGCCGTTTTCATGGTAATAGATGTATAATTCAAACTCATAATCTTCTGTTTCTATACGTTTCGGCAGCTTGTCAAGAATGTCCTGCAAAGTGTAAGTTTCATGATAATAGTCGTAATTCGTATCGGCATCCGGAGAGGTTACAACCATGTTGTCTGAATCTGATTCATTCCACTCGAAACACATGCTTCCATCGCTTGTATCCAGTCCAAGCTCCTGCAAATGTTTCGTCTGTTCGACTGATAATACTTGTTTTGATTTCATTTCTCACTCCTTTTTAAACACTCTTGCATAAAGCTTTAAATTTGAACTTATCACAGTTTATAGTATCTTTGTTAAATCTGTCAGTACATTTATAATAATGCTTACAGTTGTAACAAACCCTTTCAAATTTTTGCTTTTTCTTTACTTTATGATATTTCATTTTTCACTCCTTTCTCCTTAATCCGTTCCAGTACATCCTTGTTGGCTTCGAGTATCTCATCGAAAGAGGGGATGGGAAACCATGCCAGCACGATACTGTTTCCGTGAATCCACATTCCCTTTTTATCTAAATTGCTATTTCTACAAAACTTTTCTTCTCGAATACATGGTGTGCCATAACACATCACCAAAACAAAAACTTTTTGCCCCTCTTCTGGCAACTGTTCCTCAACGCTTATCCACGGAGATTGCTTTGCTTGCCAGTCTGCACCTTTCTTAAAAGCCCGTAATGCAACCGATTTTGCCAATGCCTTGATAGCTATACTGTCTCTTTCATCATAGGCAAGCTCTGCATCTTTATTATATGTACTTTCACTCCAATGAGTGCGGGCTGCTTCTTCTACTGTCTGTTTCATAACTTATCCTTATTGAATGTTCTGATTTATGTAGTTCACAATCTTTTCCAACTTGCTTGAAGCAAAATTGGTTTCATGATTTAATCCTCTATATTAGGTAGTAAATCTTCGATGTAAGCAAATCTATCTACCTCACCCCAAAGACTTTCGATTGTCAGATCAGTGAGGTTATCATATACCTTGGATTTGCCGTTTTTGAATATAACCAAAGCTGTTTTTTGCGCTTTATACGTTCGATTGTTACTATGCCATACGCTATTGATACGCCAGTTCGCACCGGCAATAAATCCGGATTTATAAATATGCTGCCCAACTATATTATATCCTTCTGCTCCTTGTTTGGCTACTTCTTCTGTTGTCTGTTTCATAATCAATGACTTTTAATTTTCTTATATTTACCACACTTCTTGCAGAAATAGTGACGGACGGTGTACCAACTGCTATCGCCCCAATCATCAACAACTTCAACTCTCCTTTCAAATAAGTATTCCCACTCGTGGCAACAGAACCATTTCTTTATAATGGCATCAATTAAATGCTTCATAACCAACTGTTCTCCTTTACAATTCTACCATCGTCTAACAACGTGTATAGTTTACCCTTATATGTCAGAGCGAAACACCATTGGTGGGCATACTTCAAATACTGATGCAATTTGTATCTGTGCGGGTGTTTCTGCATCTTTTCTTTTATTCTTCGTTTCATAATCAATATGCTAATATTAAATTTCCACTTTTGTGTAATTACTAAAATCACAATACAAGTATTGACACCAACCACCAAAGCGATATTTATCATTTAGATACCTACATTGGGAAGTCCACTTACTCTTTGTAATAATCTCGTACACCGTTCCTTTATGGATGAAAAGGTCGTCTACTTTTAAATTGGAAAGTTTAACTGTTTTCATTGGCACATTCTGCTATTCGCTAAAATCTATCTTCCCTTGTAGCACTTCCTCTGCATAATATTGGTCAAAAGACTTGTCACTAATCCACCAATTAAAACCGAATTCTGCATTGGTAAAGTTACGATTGAGATACCCGGCATCAATGAGCTTTTGTATGGTCTGAATCCATTTACGTTTTACATGGGGGAAGCGTTGCATATCCCTTATCTTCTGACGATAGTTCGACATCGGGCAAAGAATGCAGCCAATCCGTTTATATCCCTCATCGTATAGCTTGCAGTGTGGTACTTTCACCACCTTATTCAGGAATTCCCATACATCACGTTCCGTCCAATTGATAATCGGAGAAACAAGTATCTTGTCCTTGCCTTTCACGCACGTTACCATCTGTTCTTTGTGTTCGCTCCACTGGTCGAAATTCCCGCTAAACTTATGGGAACTGATTTCGATTTCCTCACGCTTGCTCCGTCTTGTGCTTTCCTGCTTGCGGATTCCAATCAGCGTAACCTTTCCTGCACCGGATGTTTCCTTGAACTCGGCACAACACCATCTTATCGTTCTTGTAGGCAATAAGTGCTTTTTCAAAGCCATGTAGTAAATTGACATCTTAGGCTTTATCAGCTCCACATCCGGATAATTCCGTTTCACAAAGCGAATAACCTCTGGCGGGTCTATACTTGTAAGGTTCATGTGAGCCTTGAATTTTACTCCTGCCAGTTTTGCAATATGGTATAATGCCTGACTATCTTTTCCGCCGGAGAATGCCAAATAGAATCCATTCTCCGGGTCAAGTTCCAATGCCATTCTTTCACTCTTGCGAAGCAAGGTTATTGAATAATCTATTTTTGACTGTAAATTCATTTGTTTTCCTTTCTTTTATTCCGTTCCCGATTGTCTTCCGAAACACACATTTTGCACCATGATGTCTTGATGTGATACGCCTTTCCGTTGCGATAGATTGTCCTGTCATAGAAGCAGGATAGTAGAAACTGTCTTTTGCAGCGGCTGCACACCTTGCGTTCTACACCGTCCACCATCACCCGGTTCCTCGGTTTCCGCTTCACTATCTCGCACGGACCGCATTCGGATGCACCGTACTTCCGGCAATAAGCAAGGGAATGCTTGCCACATTTCGCGAAAGAGGTGCAATCGGAGCGGGGGACTGTCTGATGGATGTTCATACTATTTGCCTTTTTCTATAGATTCTATTGCCAGAAATATCTCATACATTACTTGTGGGACAATCGCATTGCCGTATGCCTTTATCGATTCCTGCCGCCACTTTGAAAAGGCAATACCGTCCAATCTGGTGGAAATCCCATCATCTCGGCTACAAACAGGGGATTGAGTAGGGAAGTTTTCCCAATCAGGCGGGCACACAAATGGTTCAGTTCTGATGTCCGGGGACTGCCGTCTTTCCGGTCCTTTGCCGTTCCGGGATTGTGACAACTTGTCGTTGGTGTAGGTAACATTCCGTGGAAATCCATGAAATCCATTAGGCCATTCGGACGATTGCTTCCGTTTCTTCGACTCGCCATCGTTTTTGCACCTGCATTTTTCAAATCCTTCACCCGTTTTGCATGGTGTATGTCGGTAGACATCGGAGTTGGGAGCAGCCCTACCGGATAGAATGTTGTTTTCCCATTTTCGTTGCATACCTTTAACCCCTGCGTCTGCACGGTGGGCAATAAAGAAGACACGGTCTCTTCTGTGCGGCGCTCCGACGGCACAAGCCGGAATAACAACCGGTTGGACGGAATATCCTTCACGTTCAAGGTCGTTACACACTGTTTCGACGACGTATTCCTGCCGATGCAATATTCTTTCTCGGTCAACCTCTCCGAACAGAGATTCTTCACGTCCCAACGGAGTTTCACTACCTGGCTGTACCATCGTGAGGATTCCAGCAACGTTTTCACCAACAATCCAATCGGGCTGAATCTCCCGTATCGCTCGTAGCATTTCCGGCCAGAGGTAGCGGTCATCTTCCGCTCCCTTTCGCTGTCCTGCGCAAGAAAAAGGCTGGCATGGGAAACCTCCGGTGAGGACATTGATTTTTTCCCGCCACTCTGTAAAATCTGTTTTCGTGATGTCTTCATAACTTTTGCTGTTTGGAAACCAATAATCAAGTATTTTTCTCCCGAACGGGTTTATTTCACAATGGAACACGTTTTTCCAGCCCATTATTTCGGCAGCTATTTCCGGACCACCGATGCCGCTAAACAGAGAGC